ACAGCGCGCTCGATGACTTCGGGGGAATACTTAGGTTGCTTCTTCATAGCTCCATTTTCTCAAAGAATGGAGCCTCTACAAAACCCGGGGCGGTTCAGAGTGTTGTCAGATTAGCTTTCTAAGCGGAAAGAGTCACGAAGATGAGTATTCAAAATCAGTCGCTGGTCGAGATCCTGCGCTCCGCCATTGAGGCGTGGCGCACCACCCAGCGCATGAGCCGCGAGGCAGTGGCGATCGCGATCGTCGAGGCGCACCTGGCGTACGCCGCCGGCGCGGCCACGGAGATCACCTTCGAATTTGGCGGCAGTGATGCCTACGACCGCGCCAAGAAATCTGCGCAGAAGATTTTCCGCTGGCTGGACGAAGGCAACCTGCCTGCCAACATGATCCCGTCGATCCTGGCCGCGCTGCCGCCTGAGCAGCGCCTGGCCGCTATGAACCAGATTCTGTGCCCGCTCGGCATCGAGGCTCGCGCCGCCGACCAGGCCCCAGCGATCGGCTTCGACCCGCTCAAGCACCTGAAGAACATCGCCAAGGAAAGCGCGGAAGGGAAACTGGCTCTGCTCCAGGTTGGCGCCGAGGCGGGCGAGGAGCAGCTGCTCGCCGTGCGCATCGAACTGACCGAAGCGGCCGAGGCCTACCAGGCTGCCGCAGACGACGTGACCGCCGAGATTCACGCGCGCCGGGCGCTGGCCCGCGCGAGCGCCTAGTCGACGTAGGTAGCACCCAGGCGGCGGGATGGCGCCGCCACCAATACCGAGGGAGTGGAGATTGAAGAATGTGCCGAGGCTGCTGGACGCGCTGCGCGACCGATTCGACATCAAGAGCGATGCGGCGCTGGCGCGCGAGCTGGATATTGCGCCGAGCGTGGTGTGCAAGCTGCGCGCCGGCGCCAGGCTGGGGCCACGCGTGATCTTGAGCATCCACGAGCACCTGGGCGTGCCGGTGAAGGAAATCCGCGCGCTGGCGGCGTGAAGCACGCTCCTCACCGATACCACGATACCCCGGCGCCGGTCGGCAGACCTGCGCTGGATCACAGAAGGAGAAGGGATGGATCAACAGCAGGACGAGCAAGCCACGCCGCCGGAGCCAGTCGAGCCCGGGCACGTGATGAGCCGCAAGAAGTTCGAGCAGATGCTCGCAGAACAGCAGAAGTGAAAAGACCCGGTTGCAGCCGGGTCCTGTAAAGCAAATCACCTTGGAAGGAAGCCAAATGGTATCACAACAACTTTCGCCGGCAGCGCACGCCGGTGAGGATCAGTCTTCGCCGCCGGCCGCCGCGCTGGTCACCTCGTACTCGGTCCTGCCGGTCGAGTCGGAGGCCGCCACCCTGAACGAGCTGGTGATCGAGAACGACTGGCTGCGCGCCGGAGACCACGTGTATGTCGTCGAGGTCCGCCGCCACACCCTGACCGATGCAGACCTGGATGCGGCCGCGCGCGCCGTGATCGGCGGTGAAGCATGACGACGAACATCCACGTCAAGCTGCGCCTCACCGCCAAGCTGCTGACCCTGGTCCTTCCGTTCATGGCGAAGTCCGATGTTCGCTACTACCTGAACGGCATCAACGTTCGTCCGCACAAGGACGGCGGCGCGATCATCACCGCTACGAATGGACACGCGCTCGGCGCAGTCCATGATCGTCACGCGGTGTGCGAGCACGAAGTAATCCTGCGCTTCGATGCGCGCATGCAGCAGGCTTGCGCAGTCGGCTTGGCAGACGAGCGCGAAGTGGTGATGATCGGCGACCGCCTGGCAATAATCGATAAGACCGGGCAGGAAGTCTACATCCAGGCCGGAAAGCCCGACATCGAGGGCAATTTCCCGCGCTACGAGCGAGTGATTCCGAAGATAGAAACCCTGCAGCCCGGGTTGCTCGGTACGTACAGCGCTTCGGTGCTGGCGCCGGCCGAGAAGGCCGCACTCGCCGCTGCAAAGCAGAGCGGTCGGACGATTTACAGCGGCATGCAGTTCTTCAATGTCAACGGCGATCCGAACGGAAGCGCCGTGATCCGCCTGCCGGTGGAGCCAAACTTCGTCGGCGTGCTGATGCCGATGCGCGATGACGTGCTCAAGTCGGCTACGCCGGCCTGGGTGGCAGACCTCCATGCCGCCGACGCCGCGGCCAATCAAGCAAGGAGCGCAGCATGACGCGCGCCAGCTACGTCACCCCTGGGCAGACCGCTGCGCGCCTGGACAACCTGCGCCGCCTGGTCGGCGCTCTGCTCGTTGGCCCGCTGAGCCGCGCCGCCATCGGCAACCTGCTCGAGATGGGCCCATCCGGGGTGCGCAAGTACCTGGCCGACCTGGGCGCGCGCGTCACCTCGGCGCGCGGCGACGAAGGCCTGATGTGCTACCTGACCATCACGCCGGAGCAGGCCCACGCCTACCTGGCGCAGCTCGCCGCAGCGCCGGTATCGCGCCCGACCGGCGTGCCGAAGCGCCCGCGCGACGTCGCCACGAACGGTGCCGGCCGCCACATCCACGTCATGCACGACGACAGCCACTTCGCTGTGCGCCTGCACTCGGCGCCGGCCGCGCGCGACCCGCTGGTCGCTGCGTTCTTCGGCCTGCGCGCCGCGGAGGCCCGCCCATGAAGCGCGACCTCATCACCATGCAGCTGGACCTGGGCCACGAGCTCATCATCGACAACTTCGCCGGCGGCGGCGGGACCAGCACCGGCCTGGAAGCCGCGTTCGGCCGCCCGGTCGACATCGCAATCAACCACGACCCCGAAGCGCTGGCCATGCACGCCATCAACCACCCGCACACGAAGCACCTGTGCGAGAGCGTGTGGGACATCGACCCGATCGAGGTAACCGGCAACCAGCCGGTGGCCCTGGTCTGGCTTTCGCCCGACTGCAAGCATTTCAGCAAAGCCAAGGGCGGCAAGCCGGTAGAGAAGAAGATCCGCGGCCTGGCCTGGGTGACGTTGCGCTGGGCGGCGAAGTGCAAGCCGCGAGTGATCATGCTCGAAAACGTGGAAGAGTTCAAAACGTGGGGCCCGCTGATCCAGGACGAGCACGGGCACTGGAAGCCGGACCCGGCGAAGCGCGGCAAGACGTTTGAATCGTTCGTCCGCCAGCTGGAGGCCCACGGCTACAAGGTCGACCACCGCGAGCTGCGCGCCAGCGACTACGACACCCCGACGATCCGCAAGCGCTTCTTCCTGGTGGCGCGCCGCGACGGCCTGCCGATCCAGTGGCCGGCGCCGACCAACGGCGCGCCGGACTCGCCGGCCGTCCGCGCGGGCAAGCTGCAGCCGTACCGAACCGCGGCGGAATGCATCGACTGGTCGCTGGAGTGCCCGAGCATCTTCAGCCGCAAGCGCCCGCTGGCAGAGGCCACGCTGCGCCGCATCGCCAAGGGCATCATGCGCTACGTGGTCGACGCGGCGGATCCGTTCATCGTGGGGCAGGGCGGCCCGATCTACGCCGGCAAGCCGGTCACGGCCAACCAGCCGATCGGTACCCTGACCACCGAAAATCACCGCGCGGTGGTCGTCCCGAGCATCGTCCCGGTGACGCACCAAGGCAGTGACCGCAGCGAGTCGGTGCACGAGCCTTTCCGTACGATCACCGGCGCGCAGCGCGGCGAGAAGGCGCTGGCCAGCGCGACCCTACGCCCGTTCGTCATGACCAACACGACTGGCCACCCCGGCGCCGATGCCGATAGCCCACTGCCGACAGTGACGTCCGCCGGCAACCAAGCGCTGGCCGTCGCCACCATGGTGCAGACCGGCTACGGCGAGCGGCCGGCCGTGTATCACTGCCCCGATTGCGCCCTCGACTTCAAGGACAAGCATGCCACCGGTGCGGGCGGACTGGCGCCGGCTGAGTGTCCGCAATGCGGTGAAGAAAATCGGATCACTCTGGTCAGCACGGCACAAGAGGCGCGCGCACTGGACATCGAGAAACCGCTCGGTACCGTCGTAGGCTCGACCAAGGCTGCACTGGTCACCGCGTTTCTCAACGAGCATGCCAACGCGAGCAACCAGCGCGTGATGCCGGCCGACGCGCCGCTGCGCACGGTCTGCGCCCAGGTGAAAGGCGGGCACTTCGGCCTGGTCTCGGCCGCGCTGGTCGGCGTGGGCGGGCGCGCCGGTGACAGCCGCCCTCGCGGCGCCGACGAGCCGACTGCGACGATCACGGCCAAGGGCGACACCGCGGTGGCCACTGCCTTCCTGGCGAAGCACTACACTGGCGTGGTCGGATCCGATCTTGAAGACCCAATCGGTACGGTCACCAGTTCGGATCACCACAGCCTGGTCACGGCCCACCTGACCAAGTTCCGCACCGGCTCGACCGGCAGCGACCTGGCCGAGCCGGTGCCGACCATCACGGCCGGCCCGAGGGAAAATCCGGCCGGCGCCCCTCACGCGCTGGGCATCGTCACCGCCCACATTGAGGCGATGTATTCGCAGAAGGGGGAGGAGTCCCGCGGCCAATGCGCTGGCGACCCGCTGAAGACGGTGACTGCCAGCGCGCGCCATGCTTTGATGACGAGTAGCCTGGTCAAGCTGCGCGGTACCAGCACGGCGGCCGGCACCGACGAGCCGTTGCACACGATCAGCGCCGGTGGCCAGCATCACGCCGAGGTGCGCGCCTTCTTGCTGGCCTACTACGGCACCGATCAGGATCAGACGCCCGGTTCGCCGCTGGCCACGGTCACCAGCCGCGACCGCTTCGGCCTGGTCACGATCCACGGCCAGGATTACGAAATCGTCGACATCGGTCTGCGCATGCTGGCGCCGCACGAACTGTACCGCGCCCAGGGCTTCCCAGCCGCCTACGTCATCGACGAAATCCCCGATCCGGAGCTGCTGTTCGTGGGTGGCGAGCAGGTCGACGGAGACCCGCTGTCGCTCCCGCGCATCCCGCTGACGAAGTCGGCCCAGGTGCGCATGTGCGGCAACAGCGTGTGCCCACCGCTGTCGGAGGCGCTGATCCGCGCCAACTTCGCGCACGAACGGCAAATCGCCGGGGTGGCAGCATGAATCAGATCGATATCTTCGGCGCCGGCGCGCGCCGCATGCAGATGACCGAATCGATCGAGCTCACGATCCAGTCGCTCGAGGCCTACGGTGCCGACCACGATCACTGGGGCGTGGCTTGGTCCGGTGGCAAGGACAGTTCTGCCACGCTGACCCTGCTGATCTATCTGATCGACACCGGCAAGATTCGCCGCCCACGGACGCTGACGGTGTTCTACGCGGACACGCGCCAGGAGCTTTTGCCGCTCGCCGCGTCGGCGCGCCAGATCATGGACGAGTTGGAGGAGCGCGGCATCAAGGTCGAGGTCGTGATGGCCCCGCTCGACGACCGCTTCATGGTCTACATCCTCGGCCGCGGAGTGCCGCCGCCGAACAACAACACGCTGCGCTGGTGCACGGGCCAGATCAAGATCGAGCCGATGGAAGAGGCGCTGCGCCGCCACGTCGAGTCGCTCGAGGGCCAAGTCCTGATGATCACCGGCGTGCGCCAGGGCGAAAGCGCTATCCGCGATCGCCGCATCGAGATGAGCTGTGGGAAGGATGGCGCCGAGTGTGGGCAGGGATGGTATCAGCAGGTCCTGCCGAACGCGAAGGGCCTGCGGGGCCGGCTGGCCACGCTGGCGCCACTGCTGCACTGGCGGGTCTGCCACGTGTGGGAATGGCTCAAGCACTGGGCGCCGACGGCCGAGTTCGGCGACTGGAGCACGGCGGCGATCGCTGATGCCTACGGCGGGGACGAGGCCGAGGAGATCAACGCGCGCACCGGCTGCATCGGCTGCCCGCTCGCCCAGGAGGATTCGGCGCTCGACACCATCCTCAAGAATCCGCACTGGGCATACCTGGCGCCGATGAAGGGCATCAAGGTGCTCTGGCGCGAGTTGCGCGAGCCGCAGCACCGACTGCGCAAGGCAGGCATCGAGCGCCTGAAGGACGGGAGCATCGGCAAGAATCCCCAGCGCATGGGGCCGCTGACCTTCGAGGCGCGCCTCATGGGTCTGGAGCGCCTGCTGGCCATCCAGGCCGAGGTGAATGCTGCCGCCACCGCGCTGGGCCGCCCGCTGGTCGACATGATCAACGCCGAGGAAGAGGCGCGCATCCGCGAGCTCGTCGCCCTGGAGACCTGGCCGCGCGGGTGGGATGGCGACGAGCCGATTGCTACCACGATCATGGACACGGTCTATCAGAACGGCGCCGTGCAGCCGCGGCTCTTCTCGGAGGCTGAGCTATGACCTGGATCCTCCACTCCCCACTGCAATGCGTCGATTGTGGGCGCCCCCAGGATGAGTCCGCGTCGATGTCCGACATTCCACAGAATCCACCATTTGGAGGCCCGACCATGGGCAAGCACATTAATCCAGTTCGCACGGCTGGCCGCGGCACCGCCGCCTATGCTGCGGGCGAATACCTGTACAAGAACGGCACCACGCCGGCGCGGCAGCTGTTCGCTGCGGTTGACTTCGGCGGCATGAGCACGCGGCCAGAAGAGGCGCTGCAGCGCGCCATGGCCTATGGCTGGCTGATTGAGCGCGAGGGCAAGATCGACATCAGCACCTATGCTCGCGGCCACTTCGACAAGCTGGCCGGCATCGAGCCTGTGCAGTGGGTCGGCCAGATCGCCGCGGTGCGCACCTCGCCGGACGTCTTCACGCGCCCGTCGCTGAGCAAGAAGTACATCCCGAACCCGCGCGGCACCCGCCAAGACATCCCGGCGTGGTCGGTGCGCACGGGTCAATCCTTCCATACGAAGGCCTGACCATGAGCGCACAGTTCAAAGAACGGCCGATCCTGTTCAGCGGCGCCATGGTGCGCGCGCTGCTCGACGGAACGAAGACGCAGACGCGACGCGCCTTAAAGGTGCGGTGCCAAGAGATCGGCGAGCGCGACGATGGCAGTCGCTGGCCCTGGTCCGAGCACCCTGACACCGCCGCCGACCACTGGCATCCCTGCCCCTACGGCCACCCCGGCGACCGCCTGTGGGTGCGCGAGACGTTCCAGGGTCCGCTGTTCGATGGCGACCGCGAGTCCGAGTACCGGGCCGATCCGGAAGCGTTCAACAGCCCGGAATTTTGCCAGTACGCAGCCGACGGCGGCGCGGCGCCCGAGTTCATGACCATGGACGACGAGTGGGTTTGCCGCTGGCGGCCGAGCATCCACATGCCGCGCTGGGCCAGCCGCATCCTGCTGGAGATCGTGTCGGTGCGCGTCGAGCGGCTACAGGACATCAGCGAGGCTGACGCCGACGCCGAGGGTGTTCTGGAGTGGGCGCGTGGCGCGTGCGCAGCCGGCAATCCCCTTGGCCTGACGGACGTCGGTTACTTCTCGAAGCTGTGGGAGCAGACCTATGGCCCAGGCAGCTGGGACGCCAACCCTTGGGTGTGGGTGGTCGAGTTCAAGCGGGCGGTGCCGTGAATCTAGTCCTTCAACGGATTGGCGTCGATCCAGTCACACGCCCTCGCTTCGGCAGCATTGATGGCCTCTTGTTCGGTGTCGAAGTGTCGCGGCGGGTTTCCCTCGTCGACTCGGGCGCGGCTACTCCCTTGTTCCGCTGCATCTCGGTTCCCGCCATAGATGGTGAACGTTGCCTGATACCCCAGGCCAGCGATCGGACGAACAGTAATCGAGAAAAATTGTTGCTTGTGGCTACGGATATGGGTGTCACGCATGGCAGTTCCAGTGATTTTCGAAATGGAATCCTAGCATGATGCGCCGCTCAGCCCTCAAGCCGGGCAAGCCGCTCCAGCGCAAGGCACCGATCGCCCGCGGTACTGGTTTCAAGTCGCCCGCTGCCGGCGCCGGCCTGCTGCGCGTCGCCGCAGTCCAGGCGCAGGCCCGGGCCCGCGAGCCGAAGCCGGCAAAGCTGCCGAAGGCGATGAAGTCGCGCGGCATGAAGGGCCGCCCGCCGACCGCCGACGAAGCGCGGTTCATGTCGGCGATCGCGGCCCTGGGCTGCATCGCGTGCCGCGCGGACGGCTGGCACAACCCGGAAGTCAGCGTGCACCACATCGACGGCCGCACGAAGCAGGACGCGCACCTGCTGGTCCTGCCGCTGTGCGCTGGCCACCACCAGGACGGCACCGGCACGAACCCGACCCTCATCGCGGTCCACCCGTACAAGGCCCGCTTCGAAGAGCGCTACGGCACGCAGTTGCAGCTGCTGGCCGAGTGCATCGCCCTGATCCGAAATAGCGAAGCCGCGACGGTTGCAGCCGGCGCGGCCTCTAAACAAATCACCTTGGAGTAATTATGTCTGGCAACATTTTAAGCGATTACAACGACTTCCTCCGCGCCAAGATCAAACTGGCGCCGCGCATGGGCTTCGACGTCCCGCTCGAGCAGATCAACCCAGGCTTGAAGCCGCACACCCGCGACATCGTTCGGTGGGCATTGCAGGGCGGCCAACGCGCCATCTTCGCGTCGTTCGGCCTGCACAAGACCAGCACCAACCTCGAGGTGATGCGCCAGATCGGCATCCACCGGCCGTGCCTGCGCCTGATCGTGCTGCCGCTGGGCGTGCGCCAGGAGTTCACTCGTGAGGTGGCGAAGCGCTTCACCGGCGAGCATGCGATCGACCTGAAGTTCATCCGCTCGGACGACGAGATCGGCGGCACCGACACCATCTACATGACCAATTACGAGAGCGTGCGCGAGGGGAAGGTCGACCCGCGCAAGTTCGGCGCCGCATCGCTGGACGAGGCGAGCATTCTGCGCAGCTTCGGCAGCAAGACCTATCAGGAGTTCCTGCCACTGTTCGACCAAGTCGAGTTCAAGTTCGTATTCACCGCCACGCCGAGCCCGAATCGCTTCAAGGAGCTGATCCACTACGCAGGTTTCCTTGGCGTGATGGACACTGGCCAGGCGCTGACCCGCTTCTTCCAGCGCGACAGCGAAAAGGCCGGCAACCTGACCCTCTACCCGCACAAGGAAACGGAATTCTGGCTGTGGGTGGCCAGCTGGGCGTGCTTCATCCGGCGCCCGAGCGATCTGGGGCATTCGGACGAGGGCTACGACCTGCCGCCGCTCGAGGTGCACTACCACGAGGTGCCGAGCGACTACGAGGCGGCCGGCGCCGAGAAGAACGGTCAGGGCCTGCTGATCCCGAACGTGGCCATGGGGCTGTCGGCCGCCGCCGGCGAGAAGCGGCAGAGCCTGGGAGCGCGCGTCGCCAAGGTGGCCGAGATCGTTGCGGCGGATCCTGCTGACCACTTCGTGATCTGGCACGACCTCGAGGATGAGCGACACGCCATCCAGGCGGCGCTGCCGGCGGCGGTGAGCGTGTGGGGCACGCAAGATCTGGACGAGCGCGAGCAGCGGATTGCCGATTTCAGCGACGGCAAGTTCCCGATCCTGTCGACCAAGCCGATTATCGCCGGCTCGGGCTGCAACTTCCAGCTGCACTGCCACCGCGCGATCTTCGCCGGCATCGGGTTCAAGTTCAACGACTTCATTCAGGCCATCCACCGAATCCAGCGCTTCCAGCAGACGCATCCGGTGCGCATCGACATCATCCACACGGAGGTGGAGCGCGCGGTGCTGGCCGAACTGCAGGAGAAGTGGCGCCGCCACGACGAGATGCAGGAGAAGATGGGCGAGATCATCCGCACCTACGGTCTGGACCAGCTTTCGATGCAGGACAGCCTGGCGCGCACGATCGGCGTCGAGCGGCACGTGGTCAAGGGCGAGCGCTTCACCGTGGCGAACAACGACTGCGTGCTGGAGGCGCTCGAGCAGCCGGATAACTCGGTCGGCATGATCCTGACCAGCATCCCGTTCGCGAACCACTACGAGTACACGCCCAGCTACAACGATTTCGGCCACACCCAGGACAACGCCCACTTCTGGGCCCAGATGGATTTCCTGACGCCGCAGCTGCACCGGATCTTGCAGCCGGGCCGCATCTACGCCTGCCACGTGAAAGACCGGATCAATTTCGGCAACGTGACCGGCGCCGGCGTGCCCACCGTCAGCCCGTTCCACGCCGAGGCGCTGTTCCACGGCATGAAGCATGGGTTCGACTACCTGGGCATGATCACGGTAGTGACCGACGTGGTGCGCGAGAACAACCAGACCTACCGCCTGGGCTACAGCGAGGTGTGCAAGGACGGCACGAAAATGGGCGTCGGCTCGCCCGAGTACATCCTGCTGTTCCACAAGCCGCAGACGGACCGCAGCCGCGGCTACGCGGACGAGCCGGTGACCAAGTCCAAGCCGCTGTGCCAGGCCGACGACGGCGCCCCGGTGGCGTTCGATCGCAAGCTGGCGCCGATCCCCGGCACCGGCTACAGCGTGGCGCGCTGGCAGGTCGATGCGCACGCCTTCTGGCGCTCGAGCGGCGACCGGCTGCTCGGCGCCGAGGAAATCGCCGCCTACGGCCCGGCGAAGCTGTCCAAGGTGTTCACTGACATGTCGCTGGCGAACGTCTACAACTACGAGCTGCATGTCGCGGTCGGGGAGCAGATGCTGGCCAACAAGGCGCTGCCGGCCGACTACCTCAGCCTGGCGCCGGGCAGCGCCGATCCGATGGTCTGGCACGACATTGTCCGGATGCGCACCCTGAACGGCGAGCAGTCGGCACGCGCGGTCGAGAAGCATGTCTGCCCGTTCCAGATCGACATCGTCGACCGTTTGATTAACCGCTACAGCAACCAGGGCGACGTGGTGTACGACCCATTCTGCGGCCTGGGCACGGTTCCGGTGCGCGCGATGAGGCTGGGTCGCCGCGGCGCCGGCTCGGAACTGAACCCGGCCTACTTCTCCGATCAGGTGCACTACTGCCGTGCCATGGAGCGCGAGGTCAGCATGCCGACGCTGTTCGATTTTGAGGCGGCCGACGCCGACCAACCGGAGCGGGAGGCAGCGTGAAGAAGCCGCGCAACAAGAAATACCGCCCGAAGTACGTGGCCCGCAACGTCCTGACCACCGTCTTCGGCGGGATGAGTGGCGACCACGTCGACCACCTGCGCCTGATCCAGATCCGCAGCCACAAGGCCTTGGCCGACATGGCGCAGGGCACCGGCACACGGGAGGGCTGGGACCTGCTGGTGGGCGCGATCAACATGGCCAACGTGATGTGCGAGCAGGGGATCGGTGACGAATTCCGCCAGGTGACCATCGCTGCGCGCGACGCGCTGCTCGAGGTGGGCAAGCGCATCGTAAAACTCGACCGCGTGATCATGAAGGGCGACGAGCTCACCGCGATCCGCGAGGCGCTGGAATGCCACGACGCCCAGCTCGAGAACGTCCGCGCCATCGACGTCGAGCGCGCGTGCCGCGAAGTCGACCGCCGCGTGCGCCACCACATCAATTCGACCAGCGTCGTGCGCGAGCTGGCCAGGGAAGCTGCCTGACGCGGCACCACGAATAGAAAGGAAACGACATGGGAAGCATGCTGACACTGCAAACCGCCGCCGGCGCCGACGTCACTATGTCGAGCCGGGAGATTGCCGACCTGGTGGAGAAGCGGCACGACAATGTGTTGCGCACGATCGAGAGCCTACTGGCGCGCGGCACGATCGCACTCCCTCAACTTGAGGAAGTGCCGAACGACGGGCCTGGCCCGAAGATGATCCGTCAATACCGCGTCGGCAAGCGCGATTCGTATGTGATCGTGGCGCAGCTGTCGCCCGAATTCACCGCGCGCCTGGTCGACCGCTGGCAGGAGCTGGAGGCCATTGCGCCAGCGCCGGCCGTGCCGCAGTCGTTCGCCGCGGCGCTGCGCCTGGCGGCCGAACAGCAGGATGTGATCGAGACCCAGGCCGCCCAGCTCGCCGCCGCGGCGCCGGCCGTGGAGTTCGTCGAGCGCTATGCCGACTCGACCGGCACGAAAGGCTTCCGCCAGGTGGCCAAGCTGTTGGGCGCCAAGGAGAACCAATTCCGAGAATTCTTGATCGACCAGAAGATCCTGTACCGGCTCGGCGCGGAGCTCACGCCGCATGCGCAGCACATCGATGCCGGCCGATTCTGCGTCAAGGCCGGTACCGCCGACACCGGGCACGCGTTCAACTCGGCGCGCTTCACTCCGAAGGGGGTGACCTGGGTTGCCGGTGAGTGGGCAAAGCACCAAGTGGCGCTGCGCCAGAAGGAGGTAGGGCATGCCTCGTGACTATTCCCCGTTGCGCGGCCTGGCTGCCGCAGGCGCCACCGTGCACCTGAAGTCGTCGACCGTGGTCGAGCTGCTGGATGAACTCGATCGCCTGCGCGCCGGCAGCACCAAGCCGGCCAAGGTGAAGCGCAACGACTATCCGGCCGACTTCGAGGCGGTGTGGGAGGTCTACCCGCAGCGCCCGGGCGACAGCAAGAAGGCGGCGCACAAGGCCTGGGCCGCGCGGCTGGCGGCCGGGGCTTTGGTGTCGGAGCTGCTCGTCGGCGCCCAGGCGTACGCCGCCTACGTGAAGGCGCTGAAGATCGAGCCGGTCTTCGTCAAGCAGTCGGCGACCTTCTTCGGCCCGAGCGAGTTCTACCTGGCCGACTGGACGCCACCCGAGGTGCAGAAGAAGCCGGCCGGGGGCAACTGGTGGGCGACCGACGCCACCATCCTGGCCAAGGGCGCCGAGCTGGGCCTGTCGCCGCGGTCGGGCGAGTACATGGGGCAGTTCAAGGCCCGGATCGAGCTGGCCCTGGACCCTGGGCTGGCGCCGCCGGCCGCCACGTCGCCAATCCGACCGGCAGCCATGCCGCCAGCCCATGCTCAGCCCGAGCAGCGCACGCGCAAGCCTGATGGGATCGGCGCACTGAAGGACCTGGTGCGCCGTGATCCGCCGCCGGCTAGGGCGGCGTGATGGGCGAGGCACCGGAACTGTGCGCCCGCTGCGAGAGGCTGGACGTCAAGTGCGACCCCGATCAGCTCAAGCAGGGACGCGGGCGTTGCCTGGGCCATGAGGGCAGCAGCGCGTCGCGGCCGGCGTTCGCCTCTTGGAGCGATCGCGCATGCGTACTGTTCAACCCGGCCCGGCCGATGGCGCCTCGCAGTCGCTGGATCGAGAAGTGGCAAGCAAAACAACAGAGTGAAGTCCATACCGAAACGAAAGGATGAAATGCTTTCAGTGACCCTCCCATTCCCAGACCGCAGGCTGAACCCAAACAATTCGAAAGGACGGCACTGGGCCTCGGCCGTCGCACTGCGCAGGGCAGCGCGTGTCAGCGCCGCGCACCTGACCCGCATCGCCGGCACCGGCCACCAGTTCGAGCCAGGGCAGGAGCTGGCGCTGGTGATCACGTTCATCCAGCCGGACCGCCGGGCGCGCGATCGCGACAACCTGCTGGCGGCCTGCAAGCCAATGCTCGACGGCGTGGCCGACGCGCTGGGCGTAAACGACAGCCAGTTTGAACCGGTGACGATCCGCCGGGAGTATGGGAAGAAGCCTGGCTGTGTCGTCGTGGAGATTATGGGCGGGCATAGCCGCTAAAAGGTCGGACGAACTCTTAGCGATACCCATCGACCACTGCGAAGGAGTGAATCTTTGCCATAGACGTTGTTTCCAGGCAGCGCCTAGTACGAATGTCCCTGTACGAGATTTCCAGTGAGAACTATTATCGAGTGGAAATCTATCCAATTGTCATCGGCAGCCACTCGGCACCGACGATTGGACGCAGAGGTGGCAAAATGCAGAGCTTACGAGGAAAGCGGGTCGCGCAGACGATCAACAGCCTGGAAGAGGAGGGGATAGTTGTTTCCGAATCAGATGAGGCCATGCTGCGCGCCTATGTGAGGGGCACGATCAGCGGCCAAGACCTGCTTGCGCATGTAGCCCAATTCAGCGATCTATCTTCCTATCAGGACTGGCTGCATGGCCGCTTGGGAGAATCCCGTCTGGCGAACGCTACCGAAGTGTCTGTAGAGCAGCTCGTGCGCGAATTGGAGATCCGGTTTAGGAGGAGAAATCAAGCGCCTCAACTAGAAGTCGACAATGCGCGAGCAGGGTACGGAGCGGTCATTGCGCTCCTGTGACCATTCGCTGGCTTACGATAGCAGTGTCCGACGTGGCTTCAGGCCGTCCGGTCGATTGCCTCAAAGGGAGTCTGGATTTGCACCCAAAAGCGAGATACGAACATTGCGAACGGCGTATCTCTCCAAGATTCGCTTAACTGTATCCGCGTCCTGGTCAACATTCGGGAAGGATAGGTGCGGAAACTCATGTGTGAGAATCGCTCGAGCTGCGGTCTGAAGCGTCGCGGCGTTCGAGCCGAAGCTTACAATCATCTCCTTCGGCGGCAACCTATCGAGAATAGTGTAGGTTAACTTGAATTTGGGCATCTTAGAGCGATCTGGATCGCGCGCTTTTCGGGTTCTCGTCACTGTCTGGAGTATTCGTCAACAGACCTATAGCGTCTGCGAGGGCACGAGATAAAAGCGACAAGTCAGGATATTTTTGCACGAAATCCGCTGCGCCGAGTTCACGAGCGCGTTGACGGTCAAGAGGATCGAGCGTCCCGCTCAGGATTATTACAGGGATGCCGGCAAGCTTCGGATTGTCGTGCAACATCGTCAAGAACTCAAATCCACCTACGACCCTCAGCTTCAGGTCGAGCAACACAAGGTTAAAGTCTTGGCAGACAGCCAAATGCCATAACGCAACACCCCCATCAACTGCGCGGACAATCTCCCCCACGAATCCTCCCCGCCGTAATGCATGAATTGCGAGCTCGGCATCCATGTCAGAGTCTTCGACGAGCAATATCTTCATTCTCATAGCGGGAATCATATCATTCCGGATTCATAGAAAAGTGCAATTGAGCTGAACTGTAGGCGTGCTGTTCAAGCAACGACGCCAAAAAAGGAGCACATGGTATCGAAGCGCGCCCGTAGATTCAGGCTCTATGATTTATCAACGGTCGGCAGAATGATGGGAATTGCTGTCGCCAAGAGTCGAGCGGACGGTGCAGCGGCGTTGTCATTTGGAAAATCTCGGGCGGCTCGACGGTTTGGCATTTCCGCTGGTAATGTGTTCGGCATTAACACGGAGAAAATTATGTTCGCCGAGCGCTACCTCAACGCACTGACCACTTCCAACCTGCAGGACGACGATCAGCACCACCAGACGGAGCCGCTCGTTGCCGCGGCGCTGGCCGACTTGTCGGGCGGATCGGGTGAGCTGTTCGGGTCCATGCTGTTGCGTGCGCACATCGCCGGGGTGCCGCGCCAGCCGGCCGAGAGCGCCGCCCGCGAGCTGGCCGTGCTGCTGCGCGTATGGACCAGCGCGGTGGCGCACAAGGGTTTCGACCGCAAGTGGATGAGCATCAAGGCCGAATGGGACATCAAGGCGGCGTATGCCATGTACGCCAAGATCGCCCGCGTCAGCCTGGCCCACTGGCTGGGCGGCGAGTGCTCGTACTGCCACGGGACGAAGGTTGTCGAAAGCCGTGCGTGCGCGCACTGCAACGGCTCCGGCCGCGAGCCGATCCTGGGCGGCGCGATCGAGCGCGAGAAGGTGCTCGACATGATCAGCGAACTGGAGGGTGTGTTCCAGGCGCATAGCGCGCGGGCGGCGGCAAAGATGAGGCGGGCAGCGTGACGTTCGTGGCGAGGGGTATGACCCGCATCTGCTACCATGCTGGATGATCAAAATACTCCTGGTCGACGATGCCATGGTTGATGTCATGCTCACTACCATTGCCCTCGAAAGCTGCAGCGTGCCGCACACGCTCCGCGTTGCGCGGGATGGCGAGGAGGCCTATATTGCCCTGCAAGAAACGCCGATTGACCTTCTCCTGCTCGACATAAAAATGCCGAAGGTAAATGGATTTGATTTGCTTGAGAAGCTGCGCACTTCCCATCAGATTGCCATCCCCACGATCATGCTGTCCGGCTCCGGGTTGCAGTCTGATCGGAAACGTGCGCGGGAGTTGGGAGCTATCGAGTTCATTCAGAAAGCGGTGGACTTCTCCGCGTTCAAGGCCGAGCTCATGACCGCGATGAATAAGCACGGTTTTTGCTGAGTAGTCGCGCTGCAACTCATGAGATTGTTGCGCGTCTGAAAAAGACGGCGTAAACTAGAGCCTTCACATATCCCTCGATCCACGTAATGCGCGCTTCGGCGCCAACGTCACCCGAGGCAGTCGAGCAGTCCAGCCAGCAGTAAAGCCGGCGCTCGCCCTGAAATATGTGCCGTATCTTCCTGAACGAGCCCGCCACCCAGCGGGCTTTTTTGTTTGCCGCCCACTTGTGCAGATAGCCCTGGGGCTGGCCGCCTGACTCTCGTTATCGAGTCACCACATAGCTGCCGCCTGGTGCTGGTGCCTGCTCTCGCATGCATGCCTGAGGGGTCCGAGGCCGGCCAAGCGTCAGCTGTGTGGTCAAGCGCGACGCGGCGCGCAGGGTTGGGGTATCCCGGCCGCCACTACTTGTCTCCTCCAGTCCGCTGCATTTCGCCGCCCCTCGCAGCAATGCGCCGGGCGGCTTTTTATTTCCGAGGTGTGCAATGAAGACCTTCTACCTGATGCGGGAGAAGTCCGGTCGCCTGTTCATTGATGAAGTCGAGCATGACGAGTGCGAGGTCATCGAGACGATCGAGGCGCGCACCTGGCTCGAAGCCCGGGCCAAGTTCGCGGGAGTATGAGCATGCGCATTCAAGTAGAGGACGAGCTGGCATGGCTGCGCTACACGGTGCAGCGCCAGCGCGACCAGGCCGCCGAACAAGCCCGAGGCGCAGCATGAACGACATCGCCCGCATCTACCGCGCCGAAATCCTGCGCGCAGTCCTGGGCGGCAACCCGCACCCAGCGAAGGCGCACGACCTCCATCGCATCAACCAGATCGCCGAGCGTCTGGCTGAGTGCGAAGAAGCGCAGTCCATGCTGCGTGCCAAGGGGTATGGCGGGCCGGGCAGCTCGATCATCGATGCAGCGCGCCAGGTGCCGGTCAACGCACCTCAGGCACTGAAGAAGGTCTTCGAGCCGGCCAGCCATCCCGTGCCAGCGGCGTTCGGCGAGTGGATGACCTACAGCACTGACCAGATCGCCGCTTACTTCCGGATCCCAGTCGACATGATTGGCGGCGAATGAAGCTGCAGCAGCTACGCACGAATCTGGCATCGGCTCCGAGCCGGGTGACCATGCTGCCCGCCCAGCGTCCCGACACTGTCGAGCGCAAGCGCGGATCGGCCGGTGTCAGGGATCGCGAACGCATCCGCGCGCGCGACTGCGGTCTGTGTCAAGAATGCCGCCGCCGGGGCAAGCACACGCTCGGCGGCCCGGTCGACCACATCATCCCGCTCTGGAAGGGCGGGAGCGACGACGACGACAACAAGGAAGTGCTCTGCACTCCGTGCCACGACGCCAAGTCGGCGCGAGAGGCGGCGGAGCGCGCACGAGGATAGGTAAGCATGCGATTCCAGATCACCCCGAAGCGCGCTCTGTTCGCGCATCCAAGCAAGCGTGTCTCGCAGCCACACCACGGCCCGAGCACCTGGCCATGGTGGCGGCTCGTCACCATCAAGGCATACCGCGCTAACCCCGATATTCCATTCGACCAGGCGCCCGTCCATCACTGGCTGGTCTGGTTCTACACGCGCTGGGGCGCCACCAACTGCCACATCGGCCTCGACTGCCGGACGCCCGCCCAGCGTGGCCTCGCGGGCCGGGCCTGACCCGAAAGGGGAGGGGGGTGGTCGAAGTCTGGGGCCGCCAGGCCTCGGACACCGACTAGCCCCTCACGCGCAGAAAAAAGTCCCCTTGGAGGAAATTGTTAATGGCTTTAACAGGCAAAAAGCGAGCCTTCGCCGATGCCGTTTTGGCCGGGTTCTCGAATAAGGAAGCGGCAATTCGTGCCGGATACAGCGCTGCGACAGCGGCGCAGGCCGGCGCCCGACTTGTTAAAGACAAGGACGTTGCGCCCTTCCTCGCTCAACGTCAGAAAGCAGCGCCCTGCACGCCAACACCGACCCTCCAGCCGCCGCCAGCGCCGACGTTCGACATCAACGCTGCGTTGATGCACTCGGACCCGAAGGCCTTCCTCCTGGCAGCAATGAACGATGGCGCGCTCGAGGCGAAGCTGAGGATCGACGCGGCCAAGGCGCTGATGCCCTTCACCCACACGAAACTGGGTGAGGGCGGAAAGAAACATCAAAAGAACGAAGAGGCGAAAAAGGTGGCAGGTCGCTTCGGCGCTGCTGCGCCCCCAGCTCTCAAGGCCGTGAAGTAAGGATGACAACATGGAATGGTCTACCGCCTGCCTGGGCTGGGAAGACAGGCTGAAGGCCAGGCTGTCGATCATCCCGCCGCCAATCTTCCCAGAGCAGGCAGAGCAGGCACTGGCCATCTTCAAAGAACTGAAGGTGGTCGACCTTCCCGGCAAGCCGACGTTCGGTGAGTGCAGTGAGCAATGGGTATTCGACTTTGTCGCAGCGATTTTCGGCGGGTATGACGCGGAAACGGGCAACCAGCTGATCCGCGAGTATTACCTGCTCATCTCGAAGAAGAACACGAAATCGACGATCGCGGCCGGCATTATGCTGACCGCGGTTATCTTGTGTTGGCGCGACGAGGAAGAGCATCTGATCCTGGCGCCTACGAAAGAGGTGGCCGACAACAGCTTCAAGCCTGCCGCTGCGATGGTGCGCGCCGACGACGAGCTGCTGGCACTGTTCCACGTGCAGGATCATGTACGCACGATCACGCACCGGGTGTCGCGCGCCTCGCTGAAAGTCGTCGCGGCCGATACAGACACGGTTTCGGGTAAGAAGTCTGGCAAGATCCTGGTGGACGAGCATTGGCTGTTCGGCAAGCGCGCCAACGCCGAGGCGATGTTCATGGAGGCGCTTGGCGGCCAGGTTTCACGCGATGAGGGCTGGGTCATTTACCTGACCACGCAGAGCGACGAGCCGCCGGCCGGCGTGTACAGGGACAAGCTGAACTACTTCCGCGACGTGCGGGACGGGAAGGTTTTTGATCCGAAGTCCCTCGGCGTCCTGTATGAATACCCGGCGGCTATGGTTAAGGCGAAGGCCTACCTGGACTCGTCGACCTACTACATCACGAATCCGAACATCGGCCGCTCCGTAAGCGCTGAATGGCTGGCAGACCAGCTGCGGAAGCTGCAGCACCGCACCGACGGTACCTTCCAGCAGTTTCTGGCCAAGCACCTGAACGTCGAGATTGGCATGAACCTGCGGTCGGACCGCTGGGCTGGCGCCGACTTCTGGGAACGCCAGGCAAAGGTGCCCGGCATCACGCTGCAGGAGCTGCTGGCTAGGTGCGAGGTCATCACCGCCGGCATCGACGGCGGCGGCCTCGATGACCTTCTGGGACTGGCATTCGTCGGCCGCGAGCGCGGTACCGGCAAGTGGCTCGCATGGACGCGCGCTTGGGCGCACCCGATCGCCATGGAGCGCCGTAAGAGCGAGGAAACCAAATATGACGACTTCCAGGAGCAGGGCGACCTCGTGATCATTGAGGAGCTGCCAGGCGACGTCGCCGAGGTGGCGGCCGTGGTCAAGGAAGTCAACGAGTCGGGTCTGCTCGCCTCTGTCGGACTGGATCCGGAGAAGACCCACAAGGTCATGTTCCAAGCGCTGGTCGACGCCGAGATCGACGAGAACAAGTGCTTCGGCGTCTCGCAGGGCTGGAAGCTGATCGGTGCGATCAGCGTCACCGAGCGGAAGCTGGCTGAGGGCGTGCTGGTACACGGCGGCCAGGCGCTCATGAACTGGTGCGTCAGCAACGCCAAGATCGAACCGCGCGGGAATGCGGCGCTGATCACCAAGCAGGCGTCCGGCACCGGCAAGATCGACCCGCTGATGGCGCTGTTCAACGCCGTCCAACTCATGGCGCTGAATCCGGAGCCAGCACAGACCACTTCAATCTACGACGAGGGCGTAACGATATGAGCTTCATCGACTGGGCGACCCTCGTCGCCGGCATTCTCGGCCTGGCCTCGATCACGATCGGCGCCGGCATGATCTTTCTGCCGGCCGGCTTCATCGTCGCCGGCACTGGCCTGCTGGGCTGGTCGTACATCGTCGCACGCGCGTTGGCGCGTGGCGGCAGGGGGTAACGGATGTTCGCCAAACACTTTTTCAGTCCGCAGATCGCCACCGGCAACGGTGGCTGGCTGTCGGGCCTGGGCGGTGCGCGCTCCGACGCGGGGCCGCTGGTGACCGTGGAGTCGGCCCTGGCGCTGACCGCGGTGCAGGCATGCGTGACACTCCTGTCAGAAAGTATCGCGCAGCTGCCGCTCGAGCTTTTCCGTCGCACGAAGGATGGTGGCAGGGAGGCTGCGAAGGATCATCCGCTGTATCGCATCCTGGCGCACGCGCCCAACGAATGGCAGACGCCCCTCGAATTCCGCGAACAGAGCCAGATGTCGGCCGGCACGCGCGGCAACTCGTACAGCATCATCGGCCGCGATCCGGACGGCACGGTCACCGGCCTGTATCCGCTCTCGTGCGAAACAGTCCAGGTGATGAAGGGGCCGGACCTTTTGCCGTACTACCGGATCGACGGACAGGACCCGGTGCCGCAGCGCATGATTCACCATGTGCGCTGGTGGAGCCTGAATGGCTACGTCGGCGTGTCGCCGATCATGCTGCATGCGAACTCGATTGGTTACGCCCAAGCGATCCAGCAGTACGCAGGCAAGTCGTTCCTGAACGGTACCGCGCTGTCTGGCGTGATCGAGCGTCCGCGCGAGTCTGCGCCGATTAAGGACCAGGGCGTGATCGACAAGATCACGGACAGGTGGCAGCAGATTTACGGCGGCACCAGCAACGCCAAGCGCGTGGCCATGCTCCAGGAAGGCATGACCTTCAAGGCGCTGTCGATGACCAACGTCGACGCGGAGCTGATCCCGGCGCTGAAGCTGACATCGCTGGATATCGCGCGCATCTACAAGGTGCCGCCGCACATGATCGGCGAGCTGGACAAGGCCACGTTCTCGAACATCGAGCACCAGGCCATCCAGTTCGTGATTTACACGCTGCTGCCATGGATCAAGCGGCACGAGCAGGCGATGATGCGCGACCTGCTGCTCCAGAGTGAGCGCAACGAGTATTACATCGAATTCAACGTTTCTGGCCTGCTGCGCGGCGATCAGGCATCTCGCTATGCGGCCTACGCCGTGGCGCGCCAGTGGGGCTGGCTGTCGGTGAACGATATCCGGCGCCTGGAGAACCTGCCGCCGATCACGGGCGGCGACACCTACCTGCAGCCGTTGAACATGGTCGACGCGGCCAAGCCGCTGCCCGACAAGATGCCGGCCGCCGATCCTCGTGCGGTCGCTGAAATCGAAGGAATCCTCGCATGAAAAACCGTTTCCGCATCGCCGGCATGATTTTCAATCAGCCGCTGATGGTGACCGAGGCGATGCTGGACCAGGCTGCGGCCTGGGCCAACCAGCAGATGAGCCTGAACATCGTCAACCTGAGCGTCAACGGCGCCCAGCCGCAGATGATGGAGGACGACGACTATCCGACCGAGACCGCAGCAATGCGCGCGGAGTCGGCGCGCCGCCAGCAGATCGCCGACACTGGCGTTGCCATCATCCCGGTGCACGGCGTGCTGGTGAGTCGCAGCATGCAGATGAATCCCTGCGAGACCATGACCAGCTACGAGCAGGTCCGGGCCCAGGTCCACGCCGCGCTGGCGGATCCGGCGGTCGAGCAGATTGCCTTCGACATCGACAGCCCTGGCGGCAGCACCGTCGGGGCCTTCGAGCTGGCCGACTTCCTGTTCGAGGCGCGTGGCACCAAACCGATGAGCGCAATCACCCATTACAGCGCCTATTCGGCCGGCTACCTGCTGGCCTCAGCGATCGGCAACGTGTCAATGTCGCGCACTTCCGGCGTCGGCTCAGTCGGCGTGATCGCCAAACATCTCGACGTCTCGGCGCGCAACGAACAGATGGGTGTGAAGGTCACGACCGTCTATGCCGGCGCGCACAAGAATGACCTCAGCCCCCATGAGCCGCTGACCGATCAGTCGATGAAGTTCCTGACCGACATGGTGCAGGGCTACTACGGGCAGTTCGTGGACTCTGTCGCCCGGTACCGCGGCATCAGTGCCGATGCCGTGCGCGGCACCGAGGCCGGCGTATTCATGGGGCAGCAAGGCGTCGACGTCGGCTTCGCCGATCGCATCGAGACCCCGCAGGCGACCATCGACCGGATCGCCGCCCAAGCTCGCGAAGCCCGCATCGCCCGCAGTACCAAGCAATCCATCGGCGCCCGCGCGAAAGCGATGGCGCTCCAGTCCCAAATTTGACCGCGTTCGCGGGACAAGCAACCAAGCCGCCCTCGAGGCGGCTTTTTCCATTCTAGGAGAGGCAATATGCCAACCATCAATGAAGTCCGCAGCGAACGCGCCAAGGTCAATGCCAGCGTCCAAGCGCTGGCCAAGATCGAAGCCGACGGCGGACAACTGACCGCCGAGCAGCTGCAGCAATTCACCGACCTGCAAGCCAAATTCGGCGACCTGACCGCCCAGATCACCCGCATGGAAGCGGCCGAAACCATCGCCGCCGCCGCGGCCGTGCCGGTCGACCGCGCGCTCGGCGTCGCGCACCAGCCGGCTGCGCCACCTGCAGCAGCAACTCCAGCGGGTCTGCCTGCGCGTCCGCGCACTCCGGAACTGCCGGGGTCGGGCATGTCGCGCATGGTTCGCGCGCTCGTCGTCGCCGGCGGCAATCAGCAGGTCGCAGCGAAATTCGCAGCGGAGAACGGATTCGGTGACGACGTGGCGATGGCCCTGAACACCTTGACCCCGGGCGCCGGCGGTGTCCTGGTCCCGACGAACATGGCCCGCGAAGTGATCGAGCTGTGGCGTCCACAGTCGGTCGTGCGCCGTCTGGGTGCTCGCTCGCTGCCGCTCACCAACGGCAACATCACGCTGCCGCGCCTGAAAGGCGGTGCAGTGGTCGGTTACATCGGCAGCGATACCGACATCCCGACTACCAGCCAGACCTTCGACAACCTGAAGCTGTCGGCCAAAAAGCTGACCGGCCTGGTTCCGATCTCGAATGACCTGCTCGCATACGCGGGCACCAGCCCGAACGTCGACAAGCTGGTCGTCGATGACCTGACCGGCGCGATGAGCGCGCGTGAAGACAAGGCGTTCATCCGCGACGATGGCAACCTCGACACCCCGAAAGGCCTGTTGGCCTGGGCGCTCACCGGCTTCAAGATCGCCGCCTCCGACGGCGCCTCGATCCAGAAGGTCGAAACCGACCTGAACAAGCTGATCCTGTGCCTGGAAGCCGTCAACGCCAACATGGGCTCGCCGGGCTGGATCATGTCGCCACGTACCTTCCGCTTCCTGGAAGGTATGCGCGACGGCAACGGCAACAAGGTCTATCCAGAAATGAAGGATGGCAACCTGAAGGGCTACCCAATCGGCAAGACTACCCAGGTCCCGAACAACCTGGGCGCCGGTTCGAACCAGTCGGAAATCTACTTCGTGGACTTCAACGACTGCTTCATCGGCGAAGACGAAACCCTGCTGATCGACTACTCGAAAGAGGCTACCTACAAGGATGACGGCGGCAACGTGGTCAGCGCCTTCCAGCGCGACCAGACTCTGGTTCGCGTGATCGCAAAGCACGACTTCGGCCCGCGCCACGTCGAATCCGTTGCGGTCCTGACCGCTGTCGCCTGGGGCGCGTAACGCACCTCAGTTCCGGCCCGCTACGGCGGGTCGGGTTTTACATCCTCAATAGGAGCTGATCATGCAATCGGTTGAATTCATCAAACCCTGGAAGATTTACAGCCCCGGCGATATCGCCGGCTTCGACGGCGAGCAGGCCAAGCGCCTGATCGACGGCGGCGTCGCGAAAGAAGCGCCGGCAGAAGAAAAACCCGCCAAAACCACGAAATAACAAGCTGGGAAGACCGTCGTGACCCACCTGCATATGGCCACCAGCGTCTCGACCATTCGCGTGTACGACGCGCCAGGAGGCTACGAGGCGCGCCGGCCATATGCCGGGATCATCACGGTCACCCACCTCACCGACCGCGTCGTGTACGTGCACGGCGCCGTCGGCCAGGTCGACCGCGCGACATATGCGCAGGCCCTGGCCATGCTCGCCCAGCTCGGCGTCACCACGGTGATGTATGAGCGGCGCGGGCGGATGAAAACCATCGAGCTGCAGCAGCAGCCCAACGAATATTGAGGTTCCATGAAATTCGCTGACTGCGTAAAAGAGACGACGACGGC